TCTGGCCACATGTGATTTACAAAAGATATGAAATCTTTTTGACAAGTATCTTGTTTCTCTAGCTGATCGTATCTGTTTATTAGAGCTAAAGCCTCTGCTTTATCTTGCTCCGATAAAATATCAAAATCTTTAAACGATACGTCGCTCATAGTCGAGTTAGGTGGTCAGGTAGTGACGTATAAACCACCCAACTCTAAGCCTCGCGGCCTTTGGGTAGTATTGCACATCGTTATACTTCATGCCATGGTTCATTTTTGAATAGTAAACTTTCAGCCTCGCGTCTTCGTATCAATCCTTGTAACGTCTTACCTCCAGCTTTATTCCAGCGTTTCATTTCGCTAGGTACTTTATCGTACTCGCCGTTGTTCAAAACTTTTAACATAGTAGAGCTTCTAAGGTTGGATCCGCCAAGATTAAACGTCCAAGCTACTAAAGCATCAAATTGATTTTGTTCTAAGGGTACTTTTACACACTTGTTTACTTCTTCAACAAAATCAGCCACGTCTTCTAATAATAATGCCTCTGCTCTGTCTTGAGTTATTTCCATGTCCATACTAACTCCTCTTGTTGATCCATAACCGATCGTAGGCACTCCCGCACTACATTTATATGCTTGTAATTCGCATCCTTCAAAGCGCTTGATAAGCGCAATACCTTCTTGTGATATTTCCATATTACTCTCCCCATTTTTTTGTTTTTGTTCCGCCGTAGTAATCCACAGCGAGATTTTCTTTTTTAAGCAAATCAGCGACATTACCTTTTTCACAGAAAACATCTGCTAATACTCTCCCATATTTGTCGGTGCCATAAGATTTAATAGTGATGTCACCAACCAACCAATCTTTAAGTTTTTGTTTTGCCAATAAACCAAGCTCTTTCTCCTTTGCTCTTTCTGGGTATCTTTTGACATTGATCCTAGACTCTGGAGTATCAATAGAATTTATACGGACGGCTTTG